TCAATAAAGGCAACATGGACGATATTCAAGATGCCGTAGGTGACACCTTGGTTTGCTTGATTAACGTTTGTGCGCTGCTGGATATTGACCCAGTTGATTGCTTGCAGGTCGCTTATGACCAGATTAAACATCGCAAGGGTACGCTATTGCCGAACGGGGTGTTTGTCAAAGAATGAAATGCCCCGAATGTGGGGCTTGGTCTGACGTAAAAGAGACGCGCACTAGGGGCGATGGGTCAAAGTATCGCCGCTATGAGTGCGGGAATATGCACCGCTTTTCTACAAGCGAAACAATCACCACTCAGAAACGTCAATCAACTCCCCGCGCCACTCAACCAAATCAGTCCCCAAATCGCTGACCATGCACAACTCAGGCATCAGTAGGTGACCATCAATTAAATTCAACACAGCAAACCCAGAGCGCCAGTTTCGCGGACTATTCTCAGAGTATGTGAACTGGTCGCCAAATGATTCCGCCAATGTGCCAGTATCAACACCCCATCGAGTGCCTGTGTAATCAGTCCAGCCGTTTACCTTTAGGCTGTGCAGGTGACCAGTTACAAAACTGATTCCGCTTTGTTGGGCGTGCAGGTGGGTACTATGGACTCCCGATTTCCATCGGTGCTTAACCATTAGCGTATCGCTAACCATGCAACTCATGCAATGCGTCCAATCTGGGAAGTGGTCTTCTAGCGTGAAGCCTTGCACATCTTTAAATTGAGGCGCAACGTGCGCCAGACGCGCTGAGAACCGAGAGTCATGGTTGCCCATAGTCCAAATCAATTGAGCTTCACTAGCGGCTTCCTGAACATCCCTGAGTGCTATCGTGCAAGCGTTTAGTTCCTGAATCACGCTCGGCGTATCTTCCCAACCGCCAACTGGATGCCGACTGATACCAGCACCATCAAATGCGTCCCCGTTGTTGATGACCACCTTTGGTTTGAGTTCATCAATTAACCACAGTAGCGCCTTAAACGCAGTGGTGCGCCGACCGTTAAAATGAGCGTCGCTAAACACAATCACCGTGCCGTTTTCCAGCCCCAGATTGATGTTTCCTAGCGCCTTGGTGACATCGTTCTTTTGGGCAATTAGTTGGACGCCATGCTTGCCCTCGATGCTTCTGCGCCGTTCGTGCAAGGCTCTTTCAGCCATACCTGTAATCTTTGCAATCTTGGCAACAGACCTATGAGCCTCCCATAACTCAAGAAACTCAGCGTCACTTAACTTCTGCAAACCCATCAAAAGTTCTCCTTGTCAAATCCCAACTCGATACAAACATCCCGCGCACAGTCCATGAAAAACAAGTCGTGCGGTTGCGCGTCATCCAGAACCTTGAGTCTGAATTGGTGTAAGTGAATCATCTCGTGAGCAACCGTAGCGACTAGCTGGTTTACGTCCCAGACCTTTGCGGTCGAGATGGTTATGGTATTTGGTGAGTCCTCAAAGCACCCATACATTGATAGGTCGTGGACAACCTTGGTTTCAATCTTGGTCGGCAACTTCCATTCGCAAAAAGGACTCATTCCTCTTAGCATTTGGTACGCCAAGAGGATGGTTTTCTTGGTTACGACTTTATGTTCGACTTGCATCGAGGGCGACCTGACGCACTTCTTCAACTCGGCGCGTCCAGCCCTTACCGAATGTGTCAAACGTTTTCAAACCCTTGAGAAAATTCAATCGGTTGTCGCAGTAAGCGTTCACTAACGCATCAGCGTCATGGGCTTTGACCTTGGCTAGTGTCTTTTCACCAATAGCACCGTCTGCAACGGCTTCTACGGCTTCCTGAAGCCACTTGGCAGCGCGACCAGTACCTGAGTTAACACTGGCATCAAAAACAGCGTAGTTAACGCCAGAGGGTAGTTCATCGCACTTGACCCTATCCCAGTATTTACGTTTGTACAAAGGAGCCACCATTTCAGGCGTCAAAGAGCGCATTTCCTTTTCGCTTGACTCACGCCCAACCCATTCCTCCCAGACTGCGCGGGTAACTCCAAGGTTAGTCATACCTCCTGGGTCTGATGGATGGTTTACAAAACCCCCTTCGTGTTTCAAAACGTGTTCAAGTGCTTCAATAAAGTTCATAAGGAATCGGTGTGCTTGGGTTTGATTTCAAGACAATCAACTTGATAGGCTTTTACTTCTGGGTCTCTGCCCATTGCAACTGCCGCGATTTTATTTTGGTCTTGGCACTGTTCCACTGATATGGATAGGTTGCCGTTGTAAAAAGAACACACGCCATTTGTAAGGCAGGCGAAAGCAACAGGCAACCAGACAGTCATAGCTAATCCTTAGTTGATGCCCCAAAGTAATAGGACAGGATGACCATTAGAGCGCCGTCAAGCGTTCCAAGAACCCTAGCGACCAACTCACGCATCTCCTGTGGGACGGTTGAGTTAATCAGAGTGAATTGGATGCCCACCCAAGCTGTCACCACAATCAAAGCCAGTGCAGGGCTGATTAGCTTGTTGAGTAGGGGTGCTTTTTCACTGGTGGCAATCGTAGCCTCACGGTTGCGTGCTGAGTCCTTGTCAGCCAGAACAGCCTTGAACTTTTCAATTTCCAGTTGTTTCAGCTTCATAGCAGCTTCAGGGTCAGCTTTAATCGCTTTGGTCACGGCTTCTACTTCATCCGAGACACCAAGGCGTTCAGCAATTGCACTAACCGCCAAACCACCCAGAGGACCACCAAGCGCAGTACCGATTGCAGGCGCAAATTTCGAAACCATTGATATAAGGTCATTCATCAAAACGCTCCACGTTTAAGGATAGCCCAAATTAAGCCCCCTATGGAGATTAAACCACTGAGGACTATGATGGCTATCAATATTGCATTAAAAACGCCCAGAATGGCTTTGCGGCGTTTCTGGATGGCTAATATGCGTTCACGTTCTGCTTGGTCGCGCTCCCGCTTCTTTTGAGCCTGAAATGCTAACCAGTCATTCCAAAGACCAGCGCGTCCTTGGTAAATCATCATCTCTTTGAGTTCGGCTTCTTGATTGCGTATTGCCTCAAGCGCCCAGAACTCCTCCGAATCGCTACCTTTTTTGTTGGCTTTTTTGGCTATCTCAGCCTTTAGCCCAAAGTATTCGCCCAGCTTTGCGCCATAAGACGCAATCTCACCACCGTTTGCTATGGCTTCCTTGATGACAGCGAAAGCCGCGTTCGCCGCCGCCAATTCGACCAGCATTAGTTATCCTCATCTAGCAACAAATCAAAAGCGGCAGTTACTCGTGCGTTGTTTGAGCGAACAAAGACCCGAACGTCAATATCTGACTTTTCAGGGATTCGGACTGGGATGACAAAAGGATGTAGGTATTGACCACCGTTGCCAGATACCTCAAACGAATGTCCGACTCGGAACGATGCTTGACCAAAATAACGGACAAACATATCACCTGTGGCATCAGCACCTGACTGACAAGAGCAAGTGCCCTGCAACATATAACCAGTCTTACCAGCGGGAACTGTGTAAACAGTCATTAGGGTTTGACTCTTACTAGCGTTAATTCGAGCCACTGTTGTTGCGCCCTTGATAACGTCGATGTTGCCAACGTTTGAGCCTGTGGTCATGTAGGCTCTGAAGATGCGGATAAATGAGTTTGTCGTGGTATTACCAGAGGCAGCAGTCAATGTGACGCTTTCGGTAATCTCAGCATAGTTCTCATCTAAACCAACCAGAACAACAACCTTGTCGGCATCACTGGCAGAGGCGCGAGTCAGGCTAAGTGTGCCAGCAGTATCAAATGCAGACCAAGGATATATGGTGTCGTTTACGTCCCAGATTGTGCCTGTCGTATTAACCGACATAGCTGGAACCGCGCCAAACTTGTGAATATGCGAGATATTCTGAAACTGACCCTTGGATACGCCGAGTCCAAAATTCGGCAGACGGACTAAATCGATGAACTGAGACATTTTATTTTGGCAAGGAGTTATGACCCCCCAGCCACATGAATAGACCAACGACAGCCGCGCCAGTCAGCCAAGCCAACTTCGTCAAGATGGACTTGCCGACTTCTTGATAGACCCGATTAAAGGTCTTCTCAACGGCTTTGTCTACGATAGCATCGATTTGGGCTTCGGTGAGTTGTACTTCGTTTGACATAGCCGTCGAGGGATTAAGTTAAATTACGTTGATTCTACCAAATCATCCTTTTTTGACAAGGATTCTGTGAGCATAAACATTTAACAAGCCATCAGTACACATGGAACACAGAATGAACCGTCTTCGTATGTACAGGTGACATGAGTTGATGTTACTTTAGCGATGGTCTTTGAGCGAACAATATCATCACCTTGAGGCTTTGCAGTGCCATCACCAGCAGACATCAGCAAGTCACCACGGGCAACAGTAGTTCCAGCGGCAATGCGGATAATCATGTCGCCAGTCATAGCCATGTTGATTTCATCTACGTTGTGTTGTTCGTCATAATCCCAGTTTACGAACACACCAGCAACATTGGCATCACCTTCAACGTCAGAGACCTTGACCTTGTTGAGCTGTTCGTTATCAATTACATGGGTTTCAACTTTGACATCGCCAATATTCACGCCCTCTGGCAATTCATCATCTTCAGTCCAATAGGTTGTTGGCGCAACATAGACGTTCATCTCATCCAAGTTAGACAGAACAGTGCCTTTGACCAGCGACTCATCTTTTGGTGTAAGCGTCTGTGCCCATCGTGCCAAGTGACCACCGTTGTAGGACACGGTTGTGCCTGATACGGAGATGTTACCTTCAGCAGTTCCCTGCCCCCTAAAGATAATCAGCGACCCATCATTTACCCTGTTTATATCAACTGGGTTACTGCCTGCTCTACTAAATTCAGCGGTTGGACCGATGGTATGACCTTCGACGTTGTTTGTAGCTGGGGTAGCGTTTGTTGTGCTGAACATTACGTTACCGGCGGCATCGATACGGACACGTTCGGAGCCAGCAGTTGAAAAACCAATGGTGTTCGTGGCGGGTCTAAAGAACCCCGTGTCAGCATCAACGCCGGGTTGAATCGACGGAATAGCGGCAGAGCCATCAGACGAACGGAATACTCCATTTGTAGCGTATATGCTTCCAGTTGAAGTAATAAACGTTCCCTGAATAGTTCCGTTTACATCAAGTTTTTCGGTAGGCGAATCCGTGCCAATCCCTACGCTGCCAGTAGAGGTAATACGCATACGCTCGGCGGGGCTATTTGAACCACCTGTTGCAAACGCCAAATCAAGGTTGCCAGTAGACCCATTGCCAAATGTTTTTATCCAAGCATTAGTTCCATTTGGAGATGCGGCATCATTTTGCGTAAATTCAATTGCATGACCAAGTTCGTTATCACTCAATGCTGTGTCGGAGTTATATAGTCGCACAGCACGATTGGCTCCACCCACAGACACTTCAAGCGTTGCATTTGGCGAACTCGTGCCAATCCCTACGCTGCCATCGGAAGTAATACGCATACGCTCAGTCGGATTGTTTTCACCATCAGCAGTCGTGCTGAATACCAAGCGACCCGGCATATCGTTGGCGCTTGGAGTTCCATCTACATAGGCGGAAATCTGCGCTGCGCCAACAAAATTTGACCCATCTGCTCCGTTGAATTGAATTAGACCAAGAGCGTTGCCACTGGATACGGATGCGTAATTTCCGACTCCACCAACACCAGCCTTAGAAAATGACATCCAATTATTTGCTGCGTTCCAAGCATATAAGCCAAATGAGTTGTTTGTTGAGCTAAGGCTGTGATGCTGGAATGATGGGGTTGCTGTCGAAGTTGAAACAACCGTTTCATAGCTTTGGGTGGCCCCGTTGATGACGCGACCAAGGGAATCAATCACAAAAGGTGTTGAATCAGGACTGCTTGCATCCTCAACCACCAACGCATTGCCAGCGCCAGTCTGAGTGATTCGAACAGCGTCGGAAGATGTGTCTGCTACGACATTTAGTCTAGCATCAGGCGAATCTGTGCCAATACCTACTTCGCCATCGGAAGTAATACGCATGGCTTCTGAGCCACCAGTTTGGAAAGCAAGTGCTTGTGCTCCACCGTTAATGTTTTCAGAGTTTATAAATGCGTGTCTAATTGATGAATTTGTTGTGTTATTCCCGCCGATACGCAAGCACGGCTGACTACTACCGCCACCTCTAAGTATTGCGTATTCAATCTCTGTATCGAGAGTGCCTTCACCCTGAACATCTAATATTGCATTTGGCGAATCTGTGCCAACACCAAGCGAATCAACAACCACTGCTGTAAAATTGTAATTTGCAGATAAGTCATTCCAAGAGCTGCCGTCCCACTTTTGCCATTTGTTTGATGCGCTTGCCCATCGGATAGCGTTAGTTGGTACGTTTGTTGGGCTAGTCGTTGCAGGGTCAAGACCAAGCGCCAAATCATCCAAGCGCCCATCTAACTCGCTCGTATAGTTTGCGTATGTACTTGTTACGGTTGGTTTGCTATGGTCTGCCATGTTTAATATCCTTTAATTGACCAAGAAACTACGCCATCGACGCGAGTTCCGCTTGAGTTGAACAAATAGATTCTAAAACCTTCTGGGTACGCAAGACAATTGCCGCTTGTATTCGCAACAACCATAGCGACCTTAAATGTGTTTACGGTTTTGTTTGTAATGGTGTAAATACCATCAATGCCGTTGCCACTGGAAAAAGCCAACCTAATATTTTGACCAACAATCAAACCGTGGGCAGTTGCAGTAACCGTACAAACATTGCTTGATACTGCGTAAGTGGCACTCAAGTTTGCATCTTGGAAATCATAGACAGCGGTTGTTGGGGTCGTGCCAGACGGCGATACGACGATACTTGTTACGTCAATAAACTCTTTATTAAAGTTAACCAAAGTGCCATCGGTATCAGTTGAAACGCAAGACACAGAGCCAGAGTCGGAAATTTGTTTTGCGTCTAATCGGACATTCAAGTCCGTCAATTTATATACACCTAGACCATCATCTTCTGTAACAGTTGCACGAACCTTGATGTATCTGAAGTTTGTTGCAAAAGCCTGTGTAACGCCAGTTAGGTCTGTGTAAGTTATATCGTCAATGGAGTAGCTTAAAGTGAACTCGATATTTGGCGTTCCAGCAACAATTTCACCCGCATAGTTAATTGTGATTTTGCTACTTGCCAAAATTGTGCCAAAGTCAAAAGTTTCCTCATAGTATCCAGAGCCGTTTGCTGGCTGGATATAAATTGGATAGCCCGCATCAATCTGGTCTTGAGGTGTTGACCAGCTATTGTTATCAAAGTGTTCCTGAAATGTGTCGGTCAAATTTACAGGCATTACAACGTAACCATCTTCTTTGAAAGCCGATGATTTGGTAGCGGTAAAGTCGCTTGTAAACTCTCCGTGGAAAATGAAATCAGGCGGCTCTGCAACTTGAACACCAATGCTGATTGGAGTTGATTCGTTGTCGTCCGTATCTACCGTTGCAATCCAATATGTGTATAAACCAGCCGCCCTTTCATTTACCGTTGTAAACGCGCCTTTTTTATCACCAATAACAGTGGCTGTTGCCCATGTGCTACCACGCTTTAACAAACAATGGTCAATTGGTAATGATGTTTTTGTTGGTAAATTCCAATAAAGCATCACATTATTGTCAATAACTTGTGCGCGGAAATTGGTTGGGCTATTAGGCGCAAGTTTTGTTACTTGATATGTGTAGCCGCTTGATTTGTTTCCTCTGTTATCAACAGTTTTGATTACATAGTTTCTATTACCAATCCAGTTGGCTGGCAATGTGATTGTGCTTGATGATGTTGTCTTAACGACAGAATCATAAGTTATTTCATAATGCTTCAACCCAAACACAGGCAATACATCATTCCAGTCAATAGTAATTGTTGCATTAGTTAAAGCGGTATCAGCAAACAAACTTGTGACTGACGAAACATTGTTTGGTGCAGAAACTGTATATGTAAATGTTGATGATGTAGTGCTGTAATTTCCACCGCCATCTACTGCACGAACATACCAAGTCCTAGATACACCTAACCCTGATGGCTCCACAATACAAGTAGATGATGCACCCCTATAAACGCGAGCAGAGTCGCCCCAGCCAGAATTAGTTAATCTAACCTCGTAATACTCCAAATCAGGCTCTTTGTTATCAGCCCAATCCAAAATAATTTTTGTACCGCTTACGGAGCCAGTAACCCTGCCAACTTGAGCGGGAGGATTTGATTTGCCAACAACAGTGTGTGTAGAACTTGTAACCCAAGGAGCGGTTCGACCATCTTCGGATTCATAGCGCATCCGAATTTTGTAATCCTCTCCTTCTTGGACATCTCCAAAAATAACGCTTCTGGCTTTTACATCAACAATTGTTGTTTGCTCCCAATCCTGAATCTTATCGTTTGCAAAATCTATTTGGGCGCGTATAAACTTGATGTTTTTGTTTAGATTTGTTGGATTAGAAAAATTAACTTTAATCTTGTATTCATAAGAATTTGGCGCGAGTCGAACCATTACAGACTCATCGCTAACCATTTGACCTATTGTTGGGACTTGCGTAATTTTTTGTTGTTGCAACAAAGGCGGCAAGGTAATCTGACTATCAAAGTCAGGAATAACCTCATCGTCGCTATCATAAATCGCTGGAGAATAATCAACCAGCGTAATGCGAGCAGACATATTGTCTGACGGCTCTATTGACTGAACAAGCAGTGTTACGGTTTCTTCTGACAAAGAACCAAACATGAACAAATTACCAGCCTTGCCTTGTGTGCTTGTAAGGGTGGATGTCAAGTCAATGGTTGTGTAGTAACCATCAGTACCTTTTGCGGCAACCGTTCTTGTGACGCTAGTTCCATCCTCAAGACGTATTCTGATTGTGTATTGAACGCCAGCGTCCATTGGCATGGCTTCATCAAGTTCCAGTGTGTTTGAATCAACATAATCCTTGATTCGACCCGTCCCAAGTCCCCACATTGGAATGTCGTGAGTAACTTTTACCAAATCGCCCCGAGTGCATATTAAATGCTCAAGGTCGGCGTTAATCGTATAAGTTTCTGGTCGCAACTTTAGTTGTGCAAAGTGAAATCGAGCGTGCTTAAAAATTTGGTCTTTTGTTGTTACGCCAGGGAAAGCAAGACTTTCGAACATCGTAGCGTTGGCAGCCGAGTAACCATCGTTATAGACAATCATTTCGTCTGGCTGATACGATTTTTGGGAATTGTTAAATTGAACCCTAAAGGCGTGTGGCAACTTAGGCAAAGAGCGCACACCTTCAAAGCCCCAAGAGTTATGAGGCGTAAAGTATTGAGCAATGGCACTCTGCGGTTTGTCTGTAATAACAGTCCATTTACCATCGCGCATTGTTGGCGATGAGCGACCAGCCGCACAAATGTCCCGCATTACATCAAAAAGACTGCGCTGCTGAGTGATGACCATATCAAACATGAACTTATTGCTTTTGCAATATGAGTGCCATACCTCAAGGTCATCTAAGTTAATTTTTGAATTGCTTACCTTTTGAGCGTTAGCTGGATGTTGCAACACATAACGGAATAAACTTGCTGGGTTTCTTGTTGGTCGAGTAATCCATGTGCCTGTTGCTGAATCATAGTCGGGGCAAACAGATTGAACAGTTCCAGTAATGCCGTCAATTTGACCGTTTAACTGGTCTGTTGCTTTTACCCGCAAAGCGGTCATGCACAGCTTCACACCTCTGGGTGCTACTACTGGTCTGATATTTTCAAAACCAGTTACAGATTGATAATATGCCTTGTGGTATCTTTTATACTTTACTCCGCCAGTTGTGTACTCATCTTCTGAGTCATTTGTTCTGCGTACTCGAACCTCGTATTTGCCTTTAGCAACATCAAAAGAACGAACATATGTAAATGCGTCTTTGCGTTTGTAATAAGATTGATTGCTTGAGCCAAGCGAAACTGTGTCTGCATCAGCGCGGACAATGGAACCAGCCGCAATTGTTGCCTTTAAGCCAGAATAGGTTAGATTGCATCCAGTAATAGAAGCGTCGCGCCTATCTATGGTTTGAACAATATCATTGCCGTAGACGCAAACTTGCCACAGTTCTTCTTCACCTTCTTCTATTGCTGGCAACCGGTCAAATGTAGTATTAAAGCCATAAGTATCATCTTGCAAGCGTGCCAGCAAAGAGCCTGATGGATTTGAATACTGCGAGGCAGTAAAAGAGCCATCATAACGTTTGATGTTGCAATCCTCGTCAAACGTAAACCTTGTCCAGCGATATACCTTTTCTTTTTCCGCATCAGAATCAATGTTAAACCAAGCGGAAGACAGGCTTAATGTTGTTTGTTTTGACTTCTCACGAATATCGCCCCAGTCCGTAAGTGGAGCCAACGTATCTGGGTCTAGTTGCCTGTATTGAATTTGCGCCCTAAATGGCGTGTCATACGCTTTTCCAGCGTTATCCCCATCAAGCGCAATTCTTCGTAAACCCTCGGGGAAGTAAAGAGCGACACTAATTGAGTCACATTGGTCTGACAAGACTTGTTCTCGCCAAGGACTTCCTCCAGAGGTTCCATCGCTTATCAACTCAATACCGACAGCATCTTGACTTACATCTTTTCC